AGATGGAGTAGTTACCACAAAAATAAGGTATGAAGCTGCCAATGATGTATTAGGTTATGACGGATACACCAAGAAACCAGCAGAAGACCACAGCACCAAGATATTTATAGATAAAAGTACAAGTAAGCATTTAAACATAGCAATAAAAGCACTGAAAATAGACGCAGAATTATTGAAGGAATTAGACATAGAAGGAGTTGTAGAAGAAGTTGAACCAGCAAGTAGAGATAAATCCGAAAGTATTAGCGGCACTGGGAAGGAAGAACTTCTGGATATTTTGCAGGGGGATAATGCGGAATGATTGGCTGACAGAGGAAGTTCATCTTCCTTTATGCAATTTTCTGCAAAGTCCATATCCCTTAAAAAAGCTCATAGAACTTCCCCGTGGTTTTCTTAAAACTACAATTGCCTCCGAATATTACCCCATATGGTGTGCTATTAATAATTCATCTATTCGCATATTAATAGTGCAGAATACCTTCGATAACGCTGCCAAAAGAGTGCATAATATACGTGCCATATTTGAAAAGCATGAACTTTTTCGTGCACTTTATCCTGAACTTATACCCAACTTTAATAGTAAGAGTGTTCGCTGGTCTAATGAGTGTGCTGAAATAAATAGACCTACGACTTATCCTGAAGGCACATTTGAAGCTGCTGGAATAGGAACCAAGATTACTGCCCGACATTATGACAAAATTATAGAAGATGATTTGGTTACAGCAGAAACAAGCGATTTAAGTGAAGATGAAATTGCACCTAATATGGAAGATGTATCCAAGGCCATTGGCTGGCATAAGATGGCTACCAATTTATCTATAGACTACAAGACTTTTGAACGTATCCAGATAGGCACTCGCTGGTTTCAAGAAGATATGATTAATTATATTAAGGAAAATGAGCCAGGATATGCCAAGTATAAGATGACTGTTGTTAATGATGAGGGCAGACCCATTTATCCCAAGAGATTTGATGAGTCAGTATTGGAAGCAAAAAAAGAGGAAATGGGAACATATATGTATGCTACACAGATGATGCTTGACCCCACGCCTTTAGAAAGAATGATATTCAAGCCTCAATGGACACGCTATTATAATATTGCACCCGCAACTAAAAATATACTTTGTGTTGACCCTGCCATAGGTGAAACAAAGCGTCATTGTGATAGTGCCTTTATAGTGGCAGGCGGTGCTGATAATGGACTTATATACTTACTTGCAACTATGTCGGGACAATATAACTTGACCGAACAAGTTAAATTAGTTTTTGCACTTATACGTAAATATGAGATAAAAAAATTAGTGGTTGAAACTATCGCTTATCAAGAAGCACTTGCGCAAGCAATAGAAATTGAGAGGGATAGGAAAGATGAAAATGGAATAAAAGTAAACGAAGATGTGCATTTTTCTATTGTAAGGGAAGTGCCTGGCGGTAAGGACAGCAAAGAAAAGCGTATAGAATCTATGATACCTTACTTTGAATATGGCAAGGTTTTACTTACAAAAGATATGAAGAAACTGGAAAAGCAGTTAAGGGAATATCCTTATGGCAAGAAACGAGATTTAATTGATGTATTAGCATATGCTTTAAGGAATATAGGTTATAGTAAGATAAGGGTAAAAGAACCCGTATATGATGTAAATTCCTTTGAATATATAATTAAAGAACTTGATGAAAAAGCGAATAAAGGTAAATACCCCTTTCAAAGGCAAAGGGATTACGCTGCCAATGCAAGTCCTAAATCCTTATGGTGAAATATATGGTTACGGAACGCAGAAAAGAATATATAAAAAAGTACAACGAAGAACACAAAGAAGAAAGAAAACAATATTATAAAGATAATGAGGGGCGTCTTAAAGAAAAGAAAAGAATATACAGAATTACACATAAAGAACAAATTAAAGAAGGAAGAAAAAGAGATAGAATAAAATTATTAAATATTGTTTCTAATAATAATCTGTATTGTGTTAGATGTGGTTGTGATGATATTCGATTATTAGAGATAAACCATAAAAATGGTGGCGGAGTAAAGGAATTAAAAGGCGGGAAATTGGTTTACCAATTTTATCAAAGTATCCTTAAAGGGGAAAGAAAAACAGATGACCTTGAGTTGCTTTGTAAAGTATGTAATAGTTGGCACGCTTTGGAATTAAAATATGGGGAACTTCCCTATAATATTTCTTTTAACAAAATTATGGTAGGTGATAATAAATGTGGTGGAATATTTTAAATAATATAAAGTTATATCATATTATTATACCTATAGTAGTCGTTATATTAGTTATTATTGGTTTAATTCAAATAATTAAATGGATATTTTAAAGGAGTGATAAAAATGGTAATGAGTCATTATAAAAAATCTGTCAGTTCAGGTATATTAACTGCTTCTGCAAGAATATTTGAAGAAGAAGGTTGGCTAAACGGTGCAATACTTACAGGTGGAAGCACAGATTCAATCGTTACATTTTACGATAGTGCAGATGAAGATTTAGGCGGTAAGTTAGAAGTAGGTTATATAAGCCAAGCAGTGCCGTTATTCGACTTTGCAGTCCATTGTAAATATGGTATCTATGCAGAAGTTGAAGAAGGCGCCGAGTATTTAGTATTATACGATAAGTAAGAAGGTGATATAAGTGCCATTAGCAAAAGGTTCGTCTAAAAAGACAATTTCAAGTAATATAAGAGAGTGTATATTATCTTATAAGAATAAGGGAACGATAGGTAATATCAAGCCACGAAACCTTAAACACGCTATGTCTATTTGTAGTGGTATGTCATATAAGAGTGCACGGAAAAGTAAAAGCGTAGTATCGGAGGCGTTGCGGAAATGAAAGAAATTGATGAAATAGTCAAATGGCAGGAAAACTTGCGTGGAGGCATTCAATACCTCAAGGATTATGGTCATCCACTTAATTGGGCTATATACAGGAATTATTATCGTAATGAGTTTCAAAAGGGCACTCCAAATAAACGCAAGTATTCTGTAGCACTTATATTCTCCATATTGCGTAGTATGCTCCCGCAGATATATTTTACCAACCCACAGGTTGTAGTTACCAATGAAGTGCCTGGCTATTACTTACAGTCCAAAATAGTGCAGAAAATAGATAACAAAATGATACGCAAGACAAAGTTAAAAAAGACATTGAAGGAACTTATATTGGAAGCAGGTTTGTGTGGAACTGTCCCACTTTTGACGGGTTTTGATACCGAATATGGATATGACACTCGTTTCAAGGAAACTATTACTGACCCAGATACAGGGGAAGATGTTCAGATAGGTGGAACATTATTACAGTTTAATGAAAAGACTGGCGATAGATTAGAATATAACGAAATGATTAGTCCAGGCAAACCTTGGGCTGACAAGATTAAACCAGAATTTTTTATTGTACCTTACGGCTATGATAGACTGCATAAAGTCCCCTGGGTAATGAGAATGTATGTTCGTCATTTAGATGATGTTAAGAAAGACCCAAGATTAGTTGGTGCAAAAGATATAAAGGCAAATGCCATTACCACTTTTGACTGGATGAAGGAAAAGCAGTTATATCAAAAAATGCCTAAACAGAACTATGGTGATTTTGTGTTCCTGTGGGAAATAAGGGATTTAAAGTCTGGTAGAATGATGATTATGCAGGAAGGTAATAAAAAGTTCCTGTATAACGAAAAAGATGAATTACAGAAATTTGGTAATCCCTATATGGAACTTACCTTTAATTATGATGATGAATATTACTGGGGAATACCTGACTGTAAATATTTGGAAGACCAGCAACTTGCTATGAACGAAACCAGAACTATACAAATGGAAACAAGAAGGGCTTCCAAGTTAAGATTTATATATGATGAAAATATAATGAGTGAAGATGAAATAGTGAAGTTGCTTACCGAAGATACTGGCTGTGCATTAAAAGCCAATGGTGATGTAGATAAGGGCATTAAAATATTCCAGCCTTATGTTCCAGCCGACCTTAACATTGATGTAGACGCAATAAGAAAAGATGCCCGTGAGAGTGTTGGGTTTAGCCGTAATCAAGTTGGTGAATTTGAAGGCGGTAGAAGGACAGCAACAGAAAGTAATATAGTACAGATGGCTTCACAGATAAGAGTATCAGAACGCAAGGATATGCTTGCCGACTTACTTGTGGAGATTGTGGGAAAGTATAATCAATATATGTTCTCTGAATGGAATGTAAAGCAGGTAGAGGATATAGTGGGTCCTGATGGAAAAAAGTATTGGGTTTCATTTACTTTTAAAGAGATAGAGAGCAAATATGCTTTTAGAGTAGACCCAGAAAGCGGACAACCAATAAGCTCCGAAACAAGGAAACAAGAAGCAATACAATTAGCTACTTATTTACAAAATAGTCCTGCTATGCAAATTGCAATACAATCAGGGGGTAAACCTCCATATGATTTATTGGCATTAGATAGATATGTGGTTGAACAATTTGAAGGAGTTCCAGTGGAACAAATTATGCCTGAAACTGCTGGAATGGGTATGAATCACGAAACACCCATTTCTTTGCAAGAATTTCAAAAGAAATTCCAAGGAGGAATAGAGGGTGCTCCTATACAACAATAAGGAATGGCTATATAACAAATATGTGAATGAAAAATTATCTTCAATTCAAATTGGAAAGATATATAATGTATCTGAGTCAACAATTCGTAGGCGGTTAAGAAAGTTTAATATTCCTATTCGTTCAAATAGTGAATCACATTACTTGAAAAATAAAAATAGTTGTAATTTATCACAAGAGGCTATCGAATGGATTAATGGAGAATTGTTAGGTGATGGGTGTTTAAACTCACGTTGTGAATATTCAGCAATGTTTAGGTATTCTTCTAAATATCCAGAATATATTCATTATGTATCGGATAAACTAAAATCGTTTGGTATAGAACAAATAGGAAGAATGTATCAATTTAAAGATAAAAAATATGGAAGTATGACTTATTATTATTGCTCTCGGTCTTATGCAGAACTTTCAACCATATATAAACAATGGTATCCAGAAGGAAAGAAAATAATACCAAGAAATATAAAATTTACTCCGATAACACTACGACAACTCTATATAGGTGATGGTAGTTTAATAAATAGTAAAAAGTGTAAGTCTTATATTACATTAGCCACTAATTGTTTTAAAATTTTAGATGTAGAGTGGTTAATAAAACAGTTTAATAAATTAGGAATTAAGGCAAATAGACAAAAATGTAATAATGTTATAAGAATACCTGCTTATTCAACTAAATACTTTTTAAGATATATTGGTATTTGTCCAGTTAAATGTTATCAATATAAGTGGGGGCATTAGATATGCCGCTGTACCAGGTCAAGTGCCGTAAGTGTAATAAGATATTTGATGAGATAGCAAAAGTAGATGACAGGCACGATATAAAATGTGAGTGTGGGGGAGATACATCAATTATGATATGTCCCGTAGTATCGCACATATTTGAACCATTTTTTCACCCTAATTTAGATAGTAAACCTATATGGATTAAATCTAAAAAGCATTTAAAGGAAGAAAGTGATAAGCGAAATTTTACCAGTTATTATTAAACGGGAGGAGGAAATAACCGTGATACGAGGGAAAAGTAATAAAAATATAATTACCATCACGAAGGATGAGAAATCGAATAAAATCGAGATATTTTGCGAGGGTTTGTGGACTGGAAAGGACAGGCATAGGATTAGTAGAATGTTATTAAGAGAAATGAGAACTGCTGCATACAAAGAAAGACAAGTCCGCAAACAAGCTGACCAAGAAATAAAGAAAGAAAAAATTGTTGACCCTATTGAACAGAAGCGAATGGAAGGATTAAAGAAATATTGGGCAGCTAAAAAAGAAAAGAAATTAAAAGAGGAGGAAAAATAAAATGTCCGAGGACAATGTAAACAAAGAACAAAATGGTGATTTAAAAGATAAAGAGATAGAACAACTTAAAAGAGAAAAAGCTGCAATTGAAATGAAATTAAGAAGGTCTGATGAAGATTTGTATAGTGAGGAGTATTTAGCTTTCTTGCAAGAACAAAAGAAACAAA